TACCAGCTAGTAGTTGGGCTATATCGGGTTTTTGACCAGCAGCAGGGGCCGTACCAGCTTGTTCTTGTGGAGGTTGCTGCGAGGCAGGAGCGGGGGCCACACCTGCTGCTGGAAGTTGTTGCTCCATACCTGGTGCCATTTGTGGCATCTGCTGGGCTGGAGTTGGTTCTGGTGTAAATGCTTTTTCGATTGTGCTTTCTAGTGATTGACCCTTTTGGCGACCTTGGATAACAGATGCAATACGGGTAATGATTTCGCTAGGGTCTTGACCTTGCGCTGCAAGGGATGGAATTGCCTGAGCATACTGTGCAACAGCAACACGCAAAGAATCGCGCATCTCTTCAATATCAACACGTTGTTCCTCCTGCGTAACATTCAAGTCCATAGGGATCTCACGACGTACATAGTCACGAGATACGAGCTTATCTGAACGCATTTGTAGTAAAGCAATGATGGCACGGTTTGGGTCCATACCAGACATAATTCCGTAGCGTACATCTACACCGTACTCACCCTTGATGTCACGAGATGGTATGTACTTGAGAACGTAAGGTGTTCCATCATCTGAACCCTTAATGGTCTTTGGGATACCAGCAAAGATTTTCTCATCTGCTTCAAAGCAAATAGAGATAAGCTCTTGGAACATACGAGCAAACTGTGCCTGTGCTGCCTTAATCTGTGTATCAAAGCCTGCTTGTAGTGCTTGTACACCACGGCCTGTTACAACTGATGCGTCAATGTTACCTGAACGAGACTCAGGGTAGCGAGTACCCATACGTAGTTCACGCTCAAGGACTCCTGATTCTGTAAAGACTCCAGGTGGTAGTTCTAGTGGAACGCGACGAATACCTTGTGGGTTAGAAGAACGCATAATGGAATCTGGACCAAGTGCCAACTCTTGCACATCTTGTGGAATAGCAATAGGTGCTTGGATAGATTTTTCTGCTGCTTGGATCTGCAATACTGCAAAGCGAGCACGAGCAAGTTGAACTGATAGAACATCATCAAACTGTCCACGTGCTTCACCGTCTAGGGAAGAACGCATAATGACAGATGCCATTGGCTTGTTTAAGATGTTTGGTGTACGAGATAGTACAAGGTTCTTGCGCTCTGGTAGGTAGAGCAAGTCCTGGTCCTTATCGTGGTACTTGACCATTGAGATATAAGGAGAAGAAAGAGCGTACTGGTTTCGACCTAGAATCAAATCGTAGAACTCTGGGTATTGTGCAGCTAGTGTTTCTGCATCGGTAACGATAACCTGAGTAACAGACAAAACACGACCATAACGATCTAACTCTGGGTATGTGCCAAATGGGTTGAGCATACGGATACGAGGGTTGTTGTCCTCAAAGTCCATCTCAACCATACCGACACCAAGACCGTATGTGTTGTACCAATCTGTTGCTGTGTACATCTGCAGTTGTAGGTCAGAGTTTGTTACATAAAAGTTTGCAATACGAGTTCTAGTATCTGCTGCTTTACGAGCTGCATCTGAAACCATATTGGTTGCTGAACAATTAAAGGATGGCAGTGGTGCCATTGCTTCTGCGAGATCACGTGCTGCGACGTCAATGAAGTTTGCAACCAGAGGCTTTGGGTATTCCTCTGAAAACATTGCAGGATATACCTTAGAGATATCTCCCTGACGCACCGAGAGCACATCACGCATACGTTGATCTCGCGCTGATGAGCGAGTACGTAAGCGTGCTAGCTTAGCGTCTACTTCTTTGACTGATAACAATGTGGGGTCCTTACTTAATTTTAATTACTTTAGGCTTTGTTTTATTTAGACCTTGCGTAACTTTATTTGCTACTTCTTCAAGTTTTGCTTCGTCTTTTGCGTATTGTCCAGATTTCATTTTTCTTAATGTTGAACTACGAAAATCATTAATTTTTTCATTTGAAGGAACGCTTTTATTTGCTGGTTTGACTTTAACGCTGTTTTTTGCAATTTTTTCAGCTTTAGTCTTTTCTTGCATTCTTGCAACTTTTTCAACAGTCTTTTTGTTCTGCTTGACCATTTGAGCAGCTTGAACTTTTCTAACAGCTTTACCTGTAGAAGCAACAGCTTTAACTGCTTTACCTGCTGGAACTGCTGAAGCAATCATTCCAATAGTTTTACGTGTACTAGCTTGTTCTTTCTTAGAGGAAGCCTTAACTTTAGATGCTGGTGTAACTGAAGTTACTTGTACTTTTTTAGTCATTGGAATCCTTACTTAGACTTCTTGTATAATCCTGGGTACTTCTTATCAATGGCCTTCTTAGCGTTAGCTTCTGCCTTCTTAACGCCAGCCTTTGAAACCTGATTCTGTAATGCTTTGACCGCTGCTGGGCCTGTTAACTTCTTTGCTGCCATTATTATCTCCTTATTAGATGAACGTACGATCTTTTTCTGCGAGCAGTTCATCTATGTTGATAACTGTTCGTTTGCCTACCTCGTAGCGAGATAAAAAAGGATTCTTCATATGGTGCGTCTTATGTAAACCTTGGTTAAGCATCTCGCGTGCTCTAATCTCACAGAACCATAGAGCCATCACCATATCGGTTTTACCTTTAGTACTAGGTGACCAGGTAATTAGTTGCTCGATAAGAGCTTTGATATTTTCCGTCTGGTCACTGGGAAGATGGATAAGATTGTCTCTATGGTGCTTACCATCGTGCTGTTTGGTCCCAAACAATGTTGACATACTGGCAACACCGAATCCTGAGTCCCATTTGTTGGTTCCTGTGTGGTGCTCACGTAGTAGTACTCCTTGGCTTGCAAGATTCTGGCGGATTCCTTCGTCTTGTGTTAAGAAAGATTGAAATGCGTTCTTCTCTACTATCCATTCGCTAGGTTGGTAGAGAGATGTCCAGTCAAAGATTAACTGACGGATTGCAGCAGGCGTTGGCCTAGTAATTTTAATAGCATCAACGATATAGCGTTTATGTGTAACCCTATCAACAGCGTAACAAACGACGGCTGTATCACCAACCATAGCGGGATCAAGACCACAAATAAAAGAAAAGCCGTTAACATCACGTGGATGGCCTGGGTTACCAGGAACAAGGCGACCTGCTTTACGCATACCATCTATAGAACCTCGCACACATACTGGATCAAAGATGGCATCATCTGAGATATCTTGTTGTTGATAGACCAAAGCCCAGGTACTTGCATCCATAGCTTGGCGTTCATTGTAAAGATTGCGACCATTCCATCTAGGATAAAGGCCGTCTTCGTTCTTATCAGATTCTAGTTGTCCATCAAAGGGAGCATCACTTGCAGGCCAAAGGGTTTCCCACTTGTCAGGGTCTTCGTGCGTAGTCAAAAGTGCTGGCATTGCCAAGTACTTCCACGGGACCAGTCCACCGGGATAGCGGTCTTCGTTACGCAGCTCGCGGTATAGGTCCATCGCTGAAACTCTCGTACCGATAACTACAAGTTTACCCGTAGGGTTAAGACGTGATCGAACATCCTGGGTCAACCAACGGATCTGCTTTTCAAACTCGTTAGCGTTCTTTAAGGTAACAGCGTCATCAACGATAATCATATCGGCACGCTTACCGTAGATCTGACCACCGATACCAATTGCTTCGATGTTTGGATCTTTTTCGCTAGACTCACGTAGCTCTGTACCAAAGGTGACGCGGGTGGCTTGCCACGATGCGCTCTTAGAATTAAACCCTACGCCAGCAGCGTAAGCCTGCTGGAGTGATTCATACATCGGATGTGTCAGGCGTTGCTTGATGGCGTAGAGAAAGTCGGCAGCTAACTGCTGGGTCTGGGAAACAATCAAAACTCTAAAGTTGGGGTTACGTACTACCTGCCAGGTTACATAGTCCACGGTGATCGTAATAGACTTGGCGTGGTTGGGCGGGATGTTTAATAAAATTCTATTATGTGCAAGTCCTGGTTCATACTTCATAGAAGGATGTAGCCAACTAGGCTCTCTACCTTCAATCATATCTACTAGGTTTTGTTGGTGTGGGAAAGTCTGAGAGTGAAGAAACTTCTGGCGGAATTCTGCAAAGGTTAAGTCGTGAACATCGGATGAGGCAAAGGATTTGTCCTTTAGACCTAGTCGTGTTCGGTCAATCTTGTCTGTAAAAACCTTGTCGGTACGTCGGTAGTACTCATACGTCTTAATGGATTTGCCAGCTGAGGCACAAGCCTGCTCAATGGTCATACCCTCTGCTACACAACTAAGGATGATTCTCTTGGCGATGTCGGCACTATTGTCAGCCACGTGATCTCCTAAAATTTATTGGGGACGGGCCGTAATCGGATTGTTTTACACAAGGCGCGTAGGCCTTGGCCGGAATCAGAGATTCCTTATACTAGGCGAGGAAGGTTTCATCTACCAGTAGATAGACCTATCCCCACTAAAAGTACTGGGCAGTTCGGGCTTGACGCCCGAAGGAGCTACAGCGAACTGAGGGGTAAGTCAGTGCTCGGCCTAGGGGCCTCGCAAGAGGCCAACCGAGGGTCGCAAAGCCTATGCACCCCGCTTTGCTCCCCTACTATATATAAGGCAGGAAATTTAGACGATTTCCCGCTTTTGCGGTGTGATGTTTGTCACATCAGTAAAACCGCAGGTCAGAGGCTAGATCACAGCTTTAACTTTAGCAAATATTTTTTGTTGGGGAGTACGCCGGCACCACCTGCGCTATTCACTAACCCTGGGTGCCGGTTTTGTGTGGCAGACTGTTTTTTACAGAACTGTCCACAGGCTGTGGATAAACCTGTGGATAACTTTCTAAAAAAAAGACAGGGGCTGACTATCTATCGGGCACACCTAACCCTTAACCATTGCAGCTATTAAGTAATGAGATCCGATACCGATAACCTTGCAGCTGCTTACCCGATAGATTTAACCGGTGAGCTATCGGGTAATCTTGTCCGGTAATCTAATCGCCAGGCGATACCCTTACCCGCTAACCGGTAGACATAAACGCGCCTATTGTCTAGGATCTTATGTATTAAATCGTTATCTAATCGTTATCATTAAATGCTTGATTACGGCATAGTGCGCCATTACTTTATACCTAGTGAGACACCTACAAGCTCACTAGATAAAGGGTTAAAACGATGACAAGATCTAAACAAGATAAAGCAGACTTTATCGCTAACCTACGCGCCGGCGTAGAAGCATTAAAGGATCAAGGTATCACGCCACCTAGTAACCTACTAGATAGCTTCTCCCATAGTAACGCGATGATGATTATTCTGCAGAAGCCTAACGCGACACAATGCGCGGGCTTTCACGCGTGGCGAGAAGCTGGCAGAAGCGTAAAGAAAGGATCTCGTGGCGCAGCTATTCTTGTTCCAATAGGCGCGGACGACGACGGAGATCTACGCTTTACCTGGCGTTACGTGTTCGACATAACCGACACGGAGGAGATTAGCGAGACTTCTCCACGCTTGGCGCGTGAGCTGGTGAGCGCGTGATGACTATGAACGCGGTTACACTTATTCAATGCCTAGCCGGAGATTTACTAGCAGATCCGGCACTATTGACCGAGACTATCGGAGAGGAGGAGGATCTGCAGCGTGTAATCCGCAGCTATAAGGCCGGAGACTTTACTTACAGCGACGTATTAGACACGATGAAAGACTTCATCTAGTGCTTTACTATAGGGGAGAGTACGGGTATCCTCTCTCCTATGGTAGCTCACTAGGAGCTAACTATAGAAAGGGTAAGAGAATGAAACAGGATAAAGTTATCAATGAGCAGGGCAGAAAGATCACTAGTACCTACACGTTAGACAATAACTATCGCGTGAAGCTTTCAACCTATCATTCATCTACTAGCAAGGTTATACACACAATACTTTCAGAATGTATAACCGGCACTAGCGGGATATTTACAATGGAAACCTTTATGATGTATCGAGACTATAACGCGAGAGTGATAAGCGAGCCGGTATCTCGTTACTCTTTCAAGGCGTTACAAGATCAACACGAGCGAGCTATTGAACAAGCAGCGCAGCAGATCGCCTAT